GTTGCCTACTTATTCAGCGGATCGCTCCCGCTGCTGCGCACGGGCGGCACGCTCAGCGGGCGCCTGCTGGTTCCCAACATTGAGGAGACGCAGAGCGCCCTAACCTACAGTGCCACGCCCGTAATTGATTTCACAGGCGACGCTGTTAAGGTGATTACGATGACGGGCGACTTAACCAGCATGACGACGAGCAACCGGGCGGCTGGGCGCAAGGTGACTGTGGTCCTGGATCCCAACGGGTCCATCCGCACGCTCACCGCTTTCAACGCCAACTGGCGCAACTTCAGCGGAGCCGCTTTACCCGCCACTCTAGCCGTTGGAAAATACTTCGTCTTTACTTTGCAAGCGACTGATGGTAACGAAACGGGTGTGCTAATCGCTGGCCAAACCCAACAATGAAATTCAAAGACATTGGCTTCCTGGGACGCGCCTCGGGAGCCGCTGCGCCTACGGACTACTCCAATCTGGAAGCCTGGTGGGATGCCGCAGCGCTTGTCTACGCGGACGGAACAGAAATCGACGGGACTAATGTTTTCACGGACCGGAGCAGCAACGCCCGCCACGCCAGCCAAGCTGGAGCGGGACTCAAGCCGCTGTGCAAGACGGGGATCATTAACGGCCATCGCGTCGTGCGCTTCGATGGGGTGAATGACTATTTGTCCTTCACTTCCATCAACCCGGCTAACCTGGATTACACCATCATCTTTGTAGGGACAGTAACAGGGGATGGCGTCCTTTTAGGAGCTTCTGGAGTCAACATCCAGGTGCGCATGAACCTGAGTGGCGGAAATACTATTAACACTTACTTCAATTCCGCTACCAATACTTCTAACACGTTTGGGATTGCATCCACCTCGGTGCGTATGTCTACCTGGCGGCGCAACGGCGGAACGAACGGGCTGCGCTATCGCGAGAATAAAACTGATCGCACCCCAGCACAATCGGACGGCTCCTCTTTCACTCTGGAATGGATGGGCAGCTATTGGTTTGGCTCCCCTTACTTCACTGGTGACGTAGGCGAGTTGTTGGTTTACAAGAATAATCTGAGCGACGCAGATGTGGACAACCTCTACGACAATTACTTCAAATCTAAATGGGGACTTCCTTAAAGCTATGAAAAACATATTCCAAGAACGAACAGTATTCTATCGGGCCAAACTACTCACCGCAGCCGACGAAAACCGGCTGACCGCTGTTATGAAACGGGCTGCTAAGGTGGGCTGGAACGGGCTCATGCTGGAGGAGGCGGGCTGCCTGCGGGACTCTACTCCCGACAGTGGGTGCATGACGCACCTGGCTAACGTGAAGTCCTTGGCCGACGATTTGCACATGAAGCTCATCCCGTGCTCTTTTGGGCAAGGCGAGCCCCGCTCCGACAGCGTGGACCTGCGGGAGTGCTATCCGGTGCGGGACACGCCCTTCAAAGTCAGCGGAGCCAGCGCCGTTCCAGTCAACTCTGTGAGCATAAAGAACGGGAGTTTTGATTCGCTAGCTAACTGGAGCGTGGACTTGCCCGGCACTATGATTTCCATCGATACGGCGGTCAAGCATAGCGGGGCCAGCTCACTGCGCATTTCCAACCCGTCGCAGAATGCAGCCAACGGCTACAAGTGCCGCATCTTCCAGCTTATGTCCTGCCGGCCCTTCGGGGGTTACAGGTTTTCTTTTTGGCTTAAAACGGAAAGCTTCAGCAATCCGGCCAACATTGGAATCCTAGTGATTGGTGCAGTGAACGGGCGCTACTTGTATCAGAACCGCGACTACCGTTTAGGCGTGTCGTCTCCGGCCAGCACACAGGACTGGAAGCAATATGCGATCGATTTCAACCCGTTGGAGAATACTAGCGTCAATCTTTATATCACCGCTAACGGCAACGCGACGGGCAAGATTTGGATTGACGATGTGAGCTGCACGGAAGTGGGGCTCTTCTCCAGCGTGCGCCGTCCGGGCTGTCCCATTGTAGTTCAGTCCTCGGACAAGTCGAGCACGTATGCGGAAGGGCGCGACTATGTAGTGGGGTCAGAGAAGCTCACCATTCCGGCTGGCTCCACAATTCTGAACGGGGCTCTGCTCAAAGTGAGTTGGTGGCAGCTCGCAGACAACTATGAGCTCTGGGCGATCCCAGCCAGCGCTGCGCACCCAGACTTTTATACTATCCTGGAAACTAATGCCCGGCTCATTAACAGCCGGCTCAATCCCTCTCACTGGATGATGCGTTATGACGAGTGGCGGGCCGGAGCCTGGAGCAGTCCGCTAACGGGCGGCGCTTACTTAGCTGAAGTGATCCGCAAATCCGCAGACATTTTGGAACGAATCAACCCTACGATCACACCCTTAGTTTGGGGCGATATGTTTGACGAAGGCCACAACGCCCGGAAGGATACGTTCTACTATGGGTTTAATGGCTACTTGACTGGGTCTTGGCTCGGAATGCCGCCTAACATGATTGCAGTGAACTGGTGGAGCAACCCAGCGGATCCGCTGGCCAGCTTGCGCTTCTGGTCCGACCTAGGGCTGCGCCAGTGGATCGGTGGCTATTATGAATCGCAGGATAACGTGAAGCGCTGGCTCACAGCGATAACCCAAGCGGAAGTCCCCACGCCGCAGCGGCCCAACGGGATCTCCAAAGTGGAAGGCTTTATGCTTACCACTTGGAGCAAAGGCGCGGACGGCGGCACGGGCAAGTATGAAGAGCTAGAAGCGGTGATGGGATTGCTGAAAGCTAGTGGCCGCGTATCCGATGTGCCGCCAGTGGACCCCGATCCCGATCCCCCGGAAGAACCCCCGATCCCGCCCGAGCCTCCAGTGCTCGTGCCTTTCGGAATGACGGACGTAGAGATGCTAGCCAAAGGATGGGTGCGCAAGAGCTAAACTATGAAGCGGAGGCAGAAAATGGAGGAAGAAGAGGAACATCAAGATCTGGACGATCCCAATGGCAGACGGCGGTTCTCTGGGAGAGGGCATGGCTTAGGAGGGATGGACTATCCAGGAGGTCCGGCCACAGATCCTACTGAGAATGTTAAAGCTCTTTCTCTAGCTGCAAACAAGCGCCAAGACGACCTGCGGGATGCGGCTAAGGAATTGTCTGATACTAAGATCCTGCATCAGCGGGAGTTGATGGACGTGCGGGCTAAGAACTTGGAAGAGATTGGAAAGATTCGTGAGCGGCACCAGCGGGAGCTAGACGTTAAGGAATCCAGCCGTTTGGATTCCATCCGTGCGGTGGACCGCGAGGAAGTGGCTAAGACGGCTGCGGCAGCGCAGACTGCTATTACTACGCTGGCTAATACCACCAATCAAATGGCGGAGACACTGCGCAACCAAGTCGCCAACACGGCTGCGGCGGCTGAGAATCGTCAAGTGTCGTTTGCTACGGATATGAACAAAAGATTGTCGGCTGTGGAGTTGTCTCTGTCCGAAGGCAAGGGCAAGCAGCAAGTGGCCGATCCGCAGATTGAACGCATGGCTACGATGGTGGAGAAGCTCGTGCAGGCGCAAGCTACCGGAGGCGGGCAGAAGCAAGGTGTGGCCTCTAGCTGGGGAGTCTTGCTGGGTATAGTAGGGTTGGTTGCTTCCTTGATTGCAATCTTCGTTTTCCTGGCCCGTCCTGCACAGCAACCGCCCTCCGTGATTTACGTTCCGTCTCCAGCTGGAACTATGCTGCCGACTGTGCCTCCGGCTACGGCTCCTAGATGAAAGCATGAGCAGCGAGATTTCTACTTGGCCCGAGGGTTTGCCCGTGTTCCGCCAGGAGCGCCGCAGTGAGTTGCTGCCCCGCTCCGACGGAGTGGAAATGGAAACCGGGCGCCTGCGGATACGGCCCTTGCATCCCACTGCGCTGGAGATGCTGGACGTGCAGTGGACTTTCACAGTGGATGAGTATGAAGCTTTTGAAGCTTACTTCCACGGGGAGCTAGCTAACGGTTCCCTGCCCTTTGAGATGACTTACTTTACCAAGCACGCACACCGGGGGCTCGCGTATGAAGTCACCCAAATCTACGCCTTCTTAGACACTAACTATCAGTTCTCCCGGGCGGACAATGAGTTCAACGTGTCGGCCACCCTTCTGCCCGGCGCTTCCCAATCCCGTGTGATACTTGATCCTGCGGGCTGGGAGGATCCGCCTAGTGGAATAGATCCCTGGGTGGGAGAGCAGCTGGGCCCGCCCTGGGTGGGAACAGGACCCACAATCTTTTGGCCCGAGCTGGATTTGGCGATGGGTCCCTGCGGCAGCTCTTTCACGCTTTGCTGGAGCGATCCCGGGCCTTCGGACTGGATTGTGCTGCAAGTAGAAACGGATCCGGGAGTTTGGGAAGAAGTCCTAATGCGCGATCCCAAAGTCTCCCGCTGCGTTTACATGGACAACGCTTATGGTGGCCACCGGCTGCGGGCTAAGTTTGTATTGGGTCCGCTCTCTAGCGAGTGGTCGGAGTTTGTTTCTACAGATCCGGCGGACGTGGCTCCGCCTACTATCTCTTCCTTTGCGGGAGCTACTGAATCGGACGTGCCTCCGCCGGGCACTTGGTTTGACAACGATGATGCGCCGCTGATTGCTGCGCCCAGCCGCTTGGCCCGCGTGGACTTCCGTTACCAATACAATCCCCTGGAGGCTGTATCCCCGCCCACTTTCTCCCTCCCGCCCGGGACAGAGCTTAGGGTGACTAGCGACGGCAGTGATCCCACGGCTGACAGCCCGAGCGTGGCGCAGGACCCCAACGATTCTAGTTTCTCCGGAGTTTACAAAGCCTCCGCCTATGATCCGGAGACGGGCTGCTTGTCCCCGCCTATCATTATTGTGGCGGACCGGGTGATGGAGCTAACGCTGCTGGGAGATATGACGGGAGTGGGCGGCTCAGCAACCTCGTCTTGCAGCGGCCCATTCTACTCTCGATATCCGACTCCTGGATTTCCCGATGGCTATGAAACTCCTGCCTATTACCACGGCGATGCTTGCGTGGTGCTGGCTGGCAGCCCGCAGGGACACACGGAGCACGTGCTGGCCACGGCTAAGATAAACACCCAGGAGGCAGTGGACGCCGGCGCTAGCCCCGTTATCATTGCCGTGGACCGCCCGCTCCTGCGCCGAGTCCTTGTGACTCCGATGGTTCCCACGGAGGATCCAGAAACACATCCTTACGCAGATTGGGGCGGTGGGGTGCAAACCAGCGAAGCGACTTGGGGCATCTATACAGGGTTTCATTTCGGGGTCGGGGTCAACTTAGATGAGCTGCCCCGCGGACTGACGGGCTCCGCCAGCTTGACTTACGGGGACTCGGTCGGGTCCGTGAGCGTGCCCTACGACGAAGGCGGCGGAGGGATTGAAGGCGCGATCGACAGCTTGTGGGCCACAACCGTGGGGCCCAATACGTTCGGACAGTATCTCACCTCCGAGTTTAGGCTGACTCCCCTGCCGCCTCCGATCAACGAAGGCGGGGACACACCTTAGCAACTATGCCCAACGCTTCGCTCCAGGACGCTATCAAAGAAGCCTTTGCTTCCTGCCCTACCAACGCGGTGATTTACGACACGCTGGAAATCCGCCAAACCGGGGTGCAGGATCCCGTCTTCATTGTCCGCGCCTTCCAGCCTATCACTGCGACAGACGAGAACGGCAACGTGCGGGTATTCGAAGCGGTGGGCTTCCAGCTTACGCTCCCGCCCACGGACGACCAGGGCTACCAAAGCCTCTCCATTGCCATCGACAACGTGAGCCGGCGGGTGCTGGACTTTGTCGAGGCAGCGAAGACGGAGAAGGTCCCCGTGGAAATGCTCTACCGCCCTTTCCTTTCCACTGACTTGTCCCGCCCGCAAATGATTCCGCCCTTGCTCTTGTATCTCAAAGACATCCGGATTTCTAACTTGCAGGTGACGGGCAAGGCGACGTTCATGGACGTGGTGAACAAGAAGTTCCCTAGCGAGCTTTATACCCGGGATCGATTCCCTTCCCTAGGCTGATGCACTGGATTCACAATTACCTGGCGATCCCCTATTGCCCGGGCGGGCGGGACCGCACGGGGCTGGACTGCTGGGGGCTGCTAAAGCTGGTTTACCGGGAGCAGTTTGGCATAGAGCTGCCGGAAATGCCCCTTGCGGCGCCGTATAGGGCCCAGGACGCTGTCGAAGCGCTACGGTCGGAGCAAAGCACGTCCTGGACGGAGATTGCTGCTCCCGTGGACGGCTGCGGCGTCGGGCTCAGCCAGCGCCGGGCTTTGCACCATGTGGGGATTTGGGCCGCAGCGGACGGTGGAAAGTTTATTCATTGCCTAGAGCCCCGCGGGGAGCACGAGCAAGGCCAGCGGCCCTGCGTGGTGGCGGTGACAAGAAGAGACTTGTGGCTGCAAGGCTGGCTGGTTATTAAATTCTATCAGCACAACTTATGGTCTACGTAATTGAAACACCGAACCCCTTTGAGCCGCTAAAGCTCATCAAGCACGAGCTGCCGGCGGGCAAGACGATCCGCCACTGGGTGGCGGAGCAACACTCCGAGGGAGACTTCCCAGTGCCGACCATTTGCATCGTGAACGGCGATGCAATGATGCGGGCTGGCTGGGACTATGTGATGAAGGACAGGGACGTGATCAACTTCATTACGCTCCCGCACTGCGTCATTGTCATCTTGCTCATCGTAGCCATTGTGATCGCGCTGGCTTCTGTGGTGGTGTCCCTGCTCATGTCGTCGCCCGCTCCCGGAGCCGCAGGGGACGGGCCGGCTTCGGATCCCGTCTTCACTGTCAAGGGGCAGTCCAACTCCATCCGCTTGGGTGAGCCCATTGAGTGCAATTACGGGCGCAACCGCGTCTTCCCTTCCTACGCTTCCCGCCCTTATTATGAATACCGGGACAACGATCAGTTTCAGTTCTCCCTGTTTTGCATTGGGCAGGGCAGCTATGACATTGACGAGATACAGATCGGGGACACGGCGCTGAGCAGCTTCCAAGAAGTGCAATATGAAATCATTCCACCGGCTGGGCTGGTGACGCTTTTCCCTACTAACGTCTACACCTCAGCCGCAGCCGGCGGCCAAAAGCTTTTCGCGTCTAACGAGCCGGACTATCCCGTGGACGGCTGGGTGGGCCCGTTCGTTGCCAACCCGGCCAACACGGAGGGAACGGAGCTGGCGATCGACTTAGTGTTTCCTAAAGGGATCTACAAGATCAGTTCCAAGGGAAACCTCAAGCCCAAGGAAATCCAAGTGCAAGTCCAAGCCCGGCTAATCGACAACGCTGGCAACCCGCTCGGAACTTGGGACGCGCTCTTCGCCCACAAGAAGGTGGAAGTGTTTGAAGCCACGCCGCGCAGCCTGCTTTGGCGGACCAAGCCGCATAGCCACTGGGACTGGACCCACGTTTCCACTACTGTGCTCCCGCTGGAGTCCAGCGATGAAGTAGGGACGGTGACGACCGTTTACAGCGACGCGGGCGGGGATGATCCCACAGGCCGTCCGGGAGTTACTAAGACGGTGACGACGGTGACGGCCGAGAATGAATACATAACGATCACCGGGAAAACAACCACGCCGCAGCGCAAGACTTACCGGAGCACCGTCACCGCGGGACGCTACGAAGTCCGGATGCGGCGGGTGGATGAGTTTGATGATAGCTACAAGGTGGGGCATGAAGTGGAGTGGGGCGGGATGCGGACCTACTTGACAGCGGATCCCATCTTCGGAGCGGTCACGCTGCTGGCTGTGATCATCCGCGCAACCAACAACCTCAACGTCAACAGCTCAAAACAGATCAACGTCATCTGCACGCGCAAGCTGGAAATCCGGGAGTCCTCGGGCAGCTGGTCCGAGCCCACGGCGACCCGCAGCCCTGTGTGGGCCTTTGTGGATATCTTCCGCAACGTCTACGGAGCTCAAATTGACGACGACGTGTTCTTTGACTGGGACGAGCTAGAGGCGCTGGACGCCCTGCTCGCCTCCCGCGAGGACTACTTTGATTTCACATTTCGAGATCCCATTACCGTTTGGGAGTCTGCCCGGGTGGTGGCCCGGGTGGGGCGTGCCGTTCCTATGTTAGTGGGGTCT